GACTTTTGTGAAATGTTTTATAATCCTGAAAAATATTGGCTAAGAGCGTACAATAATGAATACGATGAAGGATGTGATGGAAATTCTTGTGGATTATTTATAGATGACAGATTTTACAAACCCGGTAAAGTAGCATTAAAGAAAGACACTATAGATTTTGAAGTATATCCTGAACTAATGGGATATTTTAAAACAGATAAAAAGGATGAATCTGTAACAGTAGAAATGGTCGACGAAGAAGGAAACTCTAACAGAGATGTGACGAATTATTATCTTGATATAGAAAGAGAAAATATAAAAAAATCAGATTCTAAATCTACTTGGGAAAAATATATTACTCAAAGTCCTAAAACTCCAAAAGAAGCCTTTTTAAAAACAGGAGGGAATTTATTTCCGACAGTAGAATTATCTAAATGGTTAGGAGTACTGGAAACAGATAAAACCTTTAGGAATTTAGCAATGTTAGGTGATTTATATTGGGAAGGGCAAAATGTTAAATGGAGACCAAATCCAACATTAAACCCAATTAATAAGTTTCCTTTAAAAGATGGAGATGCCTCTGAAGGATGTATAGTAATTTATGAACATCCATATAAAGATGAAAATGGAGAAATTCCTTATGGGTTATATATCGCTGGTACCGATCCTTACGCTCAAGATACAGCAAATTCAAGTGTTTCTTTAGGTTCTACATTTATATATAAAACATTTCAAAAATTTGATAAAACTTATCAAATAATAGTAGCAGAATATACAGCTAGACCGGAGTTAGAAAATATATATAATGATAATCTTATAAAATTACTCACTTATTATAATGCCAAGACACTATACGAGAATAATATAAAAGGATTAAAAATATATTTTGAACAAAAGAAATGCCTACATCTATTAAAAGAACAACCAAAAATCTTAAAGGATATTGTTAAAGATTCTACAACTCAACGTGGGTATGGTATTCATATGAGTGAGCCAATTAAGAGACAATGTGAAATATATATAAGAGATTGGTTATTAACTAAAAAATGTGACAGCGATGGAGTAGAAACAGAACAATTAAATTTACATTCTATATATTCAATTCCTTTACTTCAAGAACTAATAGCATATGATAGTAAACAAGGCAATTTTGACCGAGTGATATCTTTCGCTCTTTGTATTCTTCATGAAAATGAAAATTATCATGTACGTGTAGATAGTGCTAAAGAAAAGAAATTTAAAGAAGCTTTTTGGAATCAAAAAAGTATAGGTATAAATAATAGAGGAAGATTGAGTGCATTTGTATAATTTTTATATATATTTGTTGATTAATTAAATTATTACTATAATGAGCGATAACGGAGCTTTTAACGGAGGAGTATTTGTAAGTGGCACATTACCAAATCAAAAAATATCTTCAGACAGCAGAACAAAAGAATTTGGTATAAGAAGTATGCAAGCTTTCAAAAAACTTTTATATATAGACCAAAAAAATTCAAGAACTTCAAGACAGAAAAAGATAATTAATTATAATCTTTATAATGGCTATCTTCACCTTAAAGACTTAGAGTATGTTTTAAATCAAAGGGGATTAGGAAATACAGATGTTCCTGCAAATTTAGCTCACTATGATAATATATCACCTAAAATAAATTTGTTACTCGGAGAAGAAATAAAAAGACCTTTTAATTTAAGAGTAGTAGCTAAAAATCCAGAAGTAGTAAGCTCTATAGAACAAAAGCAAAAAGATATGATGTTTGACTTGTTTATGAAAACAATTCAAGATGAAGTATCTTCAGAAGATAGAGAATTAATAAAAGACCCTACAGCTCCTGTAGAACCTAAAACTCCAGCAGAAGTACAAAAATTCATGCTTACTTCTTACAAGGAAATGAAAGAAATAGTAGGTCAACAAGCTTTGACTTATTTAGTAGAAGAACAAAAACTAAAATTAAAATTTAATCAAGGATTTAAACATGCTTTTATAGCAGGAGAAGAAATATATTATGTTGGTAATGTTAGTGGAGAGCCTGTAGTAAGAGTAGTAAATCCTATAAATTTATGGATATTAAAGAACCCAGATTCAGATTTTATAGATGAAGCTTACGCTATTATAGAAGAGAGATATTTAACAATATCTAGTGTTATTGATGAATTCTGGAGAGATTTAACTCCAACAGATATAGACAAATTACAAAGACTTACAGGAGTATCTAAAGGTGGAGATTTTAATTATGAAGCTGCAGGACCTGTAGAAATAATGATTAGAAAAGAAGATAACGATGTAGAATTTAGACGTTCTAGTGGTTATGATGAAAGAGCTAATACCATTAGAGTTAGATATTACGAATGGAAATCTATGATGCAAGTAGGCATATTAACTACTCCTACAGATGTTATAGAAGTCGATGATAATTTTACAGTTCCAGAATATGCAACAAAAGATAAAGATGTTTATCATTGGACTGATGAAGCTACAGGAGAAGCTCTTTCTTTAGAGTGGTACTGGATAAATGTAGTAATGCAAGGACAAGAATTAGGAGAAGGAATATTTGTAGGAGTAGAAGTAAAAGAAAATCAAAGACGCAGTATAGATAATATCTCAGAATGTAAATTAGGATATGTAGGATATATTTATAATGCTACAAATTCAATCGAGACTTCTTTAGTAGACAGATTAAAACCATATCAATATTTATTAAACATACTTCATTATCGTTTAGAATTAGCAATAGCTAAAACTAAAGGTAAAGTGACAGTAATGGATATTGCTCAAATTCCTACATCAGAAGGATGGGATGTGGATAAATGGCTCCACTATCTTGAAGCTATGGGAGTTATGTTTATAAATTCAGCAGAAGAAGGTAAAAATGGAGAACGTCCTTCATATAATCAATTTACAGCTTTAGACTTAACTTTAGGAAATTATATAGACCAGCATGTTAAACTTATAGATAGTATCTCAAATCAAATGGGAGAACTTTCAGGAGTTACTCGTCAACGTCAAGGTCAAATAGGTACTAATGAACTTGTAGGAAATGCTGAACGTTCGGTATTACAATCAAGTCATATAACAGAAATATGGTTTTATTTCCACAATGAAGTAAAGAAGAGAGTTTGCGAAGCTTTATTAGACGTAGCTAAAATTACTTGGAGAGAAGGAAAAAAGATAAATCATGTTATGTCTGATTTAACTAGAATGTTCTTTACAATAGACGGAGATGATTTTACAACCTCTGATTATGGGGTATTTGTATCTGATAGTAATAAAGAAGAAAAAATACTTTCTACTTTAGAACAGATGGCATATGAACAAGCTCGTAACGGAAATATAGTTCTATCTGAAGCAATAAGTATATTAGAAAATGAATCTATTGGAGCAATAAAAGCGAAACTACAAGAAAGTGAAGCGGCAAGAGCACAACTGCAACAACAAAATATACAAGCAGAAAGAGAAGAAAAAATGAATCTTCAACGTGAAGCTCAACAATTCAGATTACTTGAAATAGATAGAGAAGATGCTAGAAATGTTTTAGATAATGAAACTAAATTAAGAATAGCCTTCAATAATAATGAAACTAAAAAAGAAGTAGCTTCATTAGATAATGATAAGGATAATGATGGAGTTCCTGATATTTTAGAGCTGAAACGCTTTGAATTAGAACGTGAAAAGTTCGTAAAAGAAGCTAAATTAAAGGAAAAAGAATTAGATATAAAAGAAAAAATAGGTATGAAACCAAAACCTAAAACAAAATAACGCTATAAAAAATTGCAAATCGTAAAAAATTTTATGACATTTGTGTCATAAAATTTATGATGAATCATAATAATAATTATTTTTGTACACATATGAGTAAAGAAACAGACACCGGATTTGAAGGATTCAAATTATTGAATCAAGAAGTAGAAGTTACAGATTTAACTCCTACTGAAATCGTTATCCCAAAAGCAGAAGGAGAAATTAAAGAGATTGACCCTAAAGAAACAGCAGGAGAAATTATAAAACCTGAAAAACAAATTATAACTCCTACACCAAATGAAAAAGAAACCGAGCAAGAAGAGACAGTGTTAGATAACGAAGTTTCTACAATTAAAGTATTTACTGACTTTTTAGTTGAAAAAGATGTTATTGAAATTCCTGAAAACTTTGAAAAATATGATGAGGAAGGATTGACAGAATTAGTACAATACAATATTAACAAAGGTATTGAAGACTATAAAAATTCTAAAAATGAAACAGCTAAACAACTTATAGAATTTTTAGATAACGGAGGTAAAGTTGAAGATTTCATCCAAGTTTATAGTGGAACTGATTATGATTCAGTAGACGTTGAAAAATTAACTAAAGATGAAAGTTTACAAAAATCTATAATTGTAGATTTATTAAAAAATCAAGGATATTCTCCAGAAGAAATTAATCAAGAATTAGTAGATTATATAGACGGAGGAATACTTGCTAACAAAGCAAAAAGAGCTTTAACAAAACTACAAAGTATTCAAGAAGAACAAAAAGCTAATCTAGTTGAACTTCAAAAACAACAACAAAAAGAATTAGAAAAACAAGAAAGAGAATTTTTTGAAGGTTTAAAAACAACTATTAATTCTCAAGAAGAATTACTAGGATTTAAATTAACTAATAAAGAAAAAGAAGATTTTTATCAGTATATAACCAAAGTAGATAAAAAAACTGGAAAGACTTCTTTACAAAAAGATATAGAAGCAGATAAAGATGCTCAATTAAAACAAGCTTGGATGATGTATAAGAAATTTGATGTTTCTTCTATAAAAGAACAAGCAAAGAAAACAGCAGTAGTTACTCTTGCTCAAAAATTAGGAAAGGCAGGAACTAAAGCTAACAATTATTCAAGAAATGGAGGAAATCAAGCAGACTTCGTTTCTTTTGCAAAAATGTTAAATATTTAATAACCAATAACTAATAACTTAAAAAATAAAATTAATGTTAAACGGACTTCAAATTACAACTGGTAAATGGCACTCGGGATTGACTCAACAAAATCACCTTGCTAGTGCTTTCTTAACCGAACCTCATGTGATGAATACTCTTGTTACAAGAATATTCGGAGGTATGCAGAACGCTTCTAATCCTGTGCAGTATCTTACTGGTGGTACAGGGCGTTCTAAAGAAATTACTAACCGTGAGTTTACTTGGATGTTACAAGGAGATGATGAAAAAGCTGTAGCAGTTATAGGCAATCTTGGAGATGCTTCTACTGACCAATCAGGTTTGAACCGTACTTCTTTCCGAGTTAAATTTGCAGAAAAATGGTTTGCTAATCAAGATGTACTTGCCGCTGATGACCGCTACTACAGAGTACGTGTTATGGAAGACCCTTACTTTGACGGTGATGGTTGGGTATATACATTGAAATTAACTAACCCAGACCCTACAGCTACAATTCCAGACAAGTATATTACTGCAGGAGCACAGTTCTCTAAAGAATATACTACTGTTCCTGAAATGTCAGTAGGAGGTAATACAACTTTCAGTACTCCATTTAAAATGCGTAACCATTTGACTACTTTGCGTAAATCTTATACTGTTACTCGTTCTTCAGCTACTGATGTATTAACTATATCTCTTAAAGACCCTAACTCAGAAGCAGTAACTACTACTTGGGTTAAATTAGCTGAATGGGAAGCTATTGCACAATGGTATAAAGAAATCGAACGTTCTCTTTGGTATTCTACTTTCTCTGCTGATGCAAAAGGTAATACAGATATGCTAGGAGATAACGGTCTTCCGGTATATGAAGGTGCTGGTATTGACCAACAAATTGCTCCTGCAAACATTCGTGAATATACCGAATTGACAGAAACAATAATCAGAAACTTTATGATTGACTTGTCATACAATACTGTTCCTGAATCTAATCGTCACTTCGTAGCTTTCACTGGAGAGTTTGGTTTTGCTGAATTTGATAAAGCAATGAAAAATTCTATTAAATCTTGGAATTTAGTAGATACGCACTTTGTGTCAGGATCTGGGCAAGAACTTAACCTTGGAGGGCAATTTAAAACATATATGGGTCTTAACGGTACTAAACTTACCTTAACTCACTTACCTTTGTTAGACAACACTGTTATCCAACGTCAATTACATTATCAAACTGGTAGACCTTTAACTTCTTACGATTTCTATATTATGGATTTCGGTATGAAAGGTGGAGAATCTAACATACAAAAAGTGTATAAAAAAGATAGTGAAATGGTTATGTGGCATACTGCAGGTTCTATTGACCCTTATGGTAATACAGCAAAATCAATAAACACTATGAGAAGTAACAACTCAGATGGTTATTCAGTACATATGTTAGCTGAAATTGGTATCGAAATCGCTAATCCAATGGCTTGTGGTAAACTTAAATGCGTTGCTTCTTCTTTATAAGAAGTTAAATTAAAAACTAAATTATGAGTAAGATTGAAGTAAAATTGATAAAAAAGACATCTTGGTCAAACTTTAGTCTTCTTCCAAAATGTAAAGATACGGTTGTAGCTCGACTTACAAGGTCGGGTTACAATACCGGTCTTACTAAAGAAGACGAAGATAGACTTGAAAAACAGATGCGTTTAGAGCCGGGAACGTTAAACAGATTCTCTGACTATTGGAAAGAATATGTAGTATTCTTAACTGACAAAGGATTAGATTTAAATTTAGAAAATCCCAAAGATTTTATAGACTATAAACTATTAATAGCTTGTGAAAAAGTTGCTCCTTCAGTAAAAGACCAAATCAAATTTCCTAAAGCAAAATTTGTAATCTTTGATAAAGAAGAACAAGCTAAAAAAGAAAATGAGTTTACTAAAATTAAGAAGAAGGCTTTTGCAGAATTTAACACATTATCTATTTCAGATATGAAAAAGATATTGAAACTATTTGGTTTATCTGCTGATGATTCTACAGACGAGATTGTAGAAAATACTTTATCTGATATTGTTGAAACAAGACCTAGTGAATTTTTAAAAGTAGCAAATATTGAAGATTTTTCAACTCGTTTGTTAATTGAAGATTTATTGAGAAGTAACATTATAAGAAAAGTAGGTGCTCGATATGAGTACGGTCAAGATGTTCTTGGACATTCATTGGACAAGACTATTGAATATTTTAAAGACCCTTTAAATCAAGAACTTGTTCTTACATTAAAAGAGAATTTAGACACTAGAAAAAGAATAAAAAAGGCATAGAATGACTATTGAGGAAATGCACATAGCGTTTAAGTTACTTGTAGATAAAAATGATACTTCAAGTACACAGAATTTTCTTCCTGAAGAAGTAGATTTTTATCTTAATTTAGCTATTGTTGAATTAAGTAAAACTAAATATACGGGAACAAACGTTAAACATGAAGGATTTGAACAGACTGAAAAACGTAAAAATGATTTACGTAACCTTATAACCAAACGTCAAATTGGTAACGGTGGTAAAGATTCTGTTTATAACACCCATAGATTATTCTCATTACCTCAAGATTATTGGTTTCCAGTATCAGAATCAGTTACAGTTTGTGCTAAATCTTGTACTTCATCGTTAAGTCAAGGAACTATACTTACCGCAGGAACTTCATATATGTTGACTACAGGAACTTGTTATTATCATGGAAGAACATACATAGCTCCTGACATAATCGTTGGAAATGGTACAGGACTTACATCTATATCAGGAACATTATATTTAGGAATTTTTTCAGATGCTTTTGTTTTACCTACAACTCAAGATAAAATAAATAACGCTAAAAGAGATCCATTCAATAAACCTTCTATAGATAAAGTACTTAGACTAACAAGAAATAATTATTCTGAAATTGTAGGTACGAATGAAATTATCCCGTATATTTACAACCTCACTTATTTTAGGAGACCGGGTACAGTTTCATTGGAAAATGAAATAGACTGCGACTTATCAGACCTTATCCATGATGAGATTGTAAGAGTAGCAGTTCAAATGGCTTTAGAACCTATGAGAAGTGAAAGATATAATACTATGCAAAATGAAATAATAAAACAAGAATAGTAAATAAACAATTAAAAAATAAGAATAATGTCACAATTTAATCAAAATCAAAAAGTGCTTGTAAGTAAAGCTGTTACCCCTGATGCAACATCAGTTGCAAACTTAGCAGACGGTGAAATCGCTTTTGTAAGCAAAAAAGGTACAGTACTTGATGGAACTACAGTACTTACTGAAGATAAATTTTATATTGCTCAAGGTACAGCTACTTTAGGTAATCCTAAATATTCTCAAGCTATTACTTTGAAAAATATAACTAAAGTTAAAGGAACTTCTGGAGCTGATGAAACACCACAAGTTATTACAATTCCTAATACTGAAGCAATACGAACTACTGCTGCGACTACCGAAGCTACCACATACGTTGTTCATATCGTATTTAAACATGATAAAGAAATCGGTTCAAAACGTCAATTGGCTCGTGCAATATCTTATGTGGCTCCTAAAAACACTTATGCGGCTAATGTGTTGGTTGGTTTAGCTGCTGCTATAAACGCAAACGCTTTAGCTAAACAATATGTTGTTGCAAAAATTGTTAATGATGATTTAGTAATTACAGGATTAGCACAAACTTACAATGTAATCTACGGATACAAACAAGTATCATTTGAAGTAGGTATCGAAGGATTTGCTACAGTTACTATAACTAAAACTACTGCTCCTGACCCGGGTGTAGGTACTTATGCGTTATTAACAGACTTAGAATACTTTGCTTTAGGTAATAACGGTATCACTAATCGTACTCAATTCCCTGTTCCAACAGGTGCTTGGGATACACAGGCTGTTTCAGCTTCTGCTCCTTATGATATCTATGTTATAGATTCATTTGACCGTCATGCTTCTGCAGATGTTAACACAACTATAGATTCTCCACTTCAAACAATAGTTGCAATTCCAGCTTCGGCTACTGCAAATACTACTGCTTTCGAAGGAGTACTTTCAGCAATTACAGATAATCTAGGTTTACCAGAAATAAATCTATAATCATAACGGATGCCTGAAATATGGCATCCTTATTTTATTTATTAACATTTAATACTTAAAACAATGTCAGGAAAAAAATTTTTAAAAGAATACACACTTAAAGCTACTTATGATGTGACTTTAGACGGAGGTGCTAAAAATACAGCCTATACTATTGCTTCATTACCAGCTAATGCTTTGATTGTTGGTGGAGGTCTTGTAACAAAAACAGATTTTGTTGGAGATACTACTACTATATCTGTTGGTTATACAGGAGCTGCTACAGCTTTCTTAGGAGCTACAACTGCTACAACAATGGATGCAAATGAAGTAATTAAATTCTTATCGGGAGTTCCAGCTTTAGGTGTAGATGCTGACCATGATACTGCCGCTGAAGTTGCTACTTTAGAGGCTGCAGCTCAAGTATATTTAACTGCTTCAAAAAATGTTATTGTTACTTTAAGTAATGATAATAATTTGACTGCTGGCAAATTTGATATGTACTTAAATTATATTATACTTAAATAGTATAAATAATAAAAAAATTTTATAAATAGGGATGAAGTTTCAAATTTTATCCCTATTTTTATGCAATAATTTAAACCTTAAAAATATGAGTTTAAGATTGAATTTTTCTTGTAATGCTGTAACCAACGGTAAGTTCTTGATTTTCAGAGAAACTACAGGAGAATATAATGAAGTTTCGAACCCAACAGGATGGTCAGCAGAAACTGAGGATTCTCCTATCAATCCTAAACTTTCTGAAGTTACAGGAGCATATATAGAAATAACTCCTATCGATACAGATGTGGTAACTACAATTGATTTATTCACAAAAAGATTTCCAAATGCAAGTAGAATTCCAACGGTAAGTATTTCTATGGAAGATTTAGGTGGTACAAATCTTATATCTTTTCCCGATGGTACTTATAAAATAAGATATGTGGTAATAGCAAATAATACTACTTATGATTTTCAAAGATACATCTATTGCTATTCTCAAATACGTAGTTGTGTAAGTAAAATGTTTGCTAAAATCAAAGTATCTAAAGATTGTATAGGTTGTACAGAAGAAGAAATAGCTTATAATAGAAAAGCTTTAGACGCTTATACTTATTATAAAGCTTTACTATGTGCCGCATTAACAGGACAATTAGATAAAGCTTCTTTACTTTTAACTCATGTTAGAGGTTTATGTACAGATAATAGAAATTGTATAAACTGTAATAATTAATACTATGCCTATAACTCACGAAGATTTTGGATGTAATATAGAAGAATTTGACGAAGGGTTAGGTTCCATAATAGTTCCCAGCGGTCCAAAAGGAGACCCGGGAGCAACAGGTATTCCGGGATACACACCTTATATAGATTCTAAAACTGGATATTGGTTTATAAATGGAGTATCTACAGGAATAACCGCTACAGGACCTCAAGGAGTAAAAGGAGACAAAGGAGACAAAGGGGATACAGGAAATACTCCTTCTGCAACAGATATAGTTAATACTCTTATAGATTCTGCGGAATATTACACTTCAATGAAAACATTGAAGAAAGCAATATATCCTCTGGGATTAATTTGTATGTGGTCAGGGAGTCCTGAGACATATTTTAATTCAAATGGCACAGGAAAACTTGTAGGCAATATAGACATGAGAGGTTGGGGATTATGTGAAACTAGAACTAGCCCATCAACTCCTTTGAGAGGAAATGCAGGGCAAGGATATTATTATGTAAATGGAGAACCTTATCCAATTCCTGATTTATCTTCAAGATTTATAGTAAGTCACGGTATAGCTTCACCCAGTTCAATTCCAGAGCATATTTTTGATTATCAATTTGTTAGAAAGACAGGAGGTTCAAGAACCAACACTTTTCAAATACAAGCAAATAATTTACCTCAACACATGCACGCTACATCCCCACTTTATGTTGCTTCAGGAGGAGAAAACGTAAATCTTTCAGCTACTCCAGCATCAATTCTAGCTAAAACAGGAACTATAGTTACCAATACAGGATATAATGATACAACAAATTCAAATATAACAATAAATACAGTACCTCCATTTTATGTATTAGCATTTATTATGAAAATAGACGAAATAGAAGAAGCATAATGATAACAAGTACTGCATACGATAAATATATAAGACAAGTAAGACTTGCACAACATATTCCACAAATTGCTTGTGATATCATAAGAATGGAAGAAATGGGAAATGATTGTGAATGCTATAATTTAAAACTACAAACAATGGTTGTTGATTTAGGAATTATATCAGCACAATTAAAAGGATTTCCGTTATTGGAAAATAATGACACTCTATACAACAATGCTTTGACAGAAAATGAATTACAATTTATATATGAGAGTGTATTTGATGAAACAGATTGTATTTTGCCGCCATTAGGAACAAATGGATTTATTCCTGATGAATTATATTCTCCCGAAACTGATAAAGTTTTGATTCAATTTATTGGAGGAGAAGAAACAGATACAGCAATACATTTAGAAGAAGGTAATTTTATTTTATTAGAAAACGTAGTATATTAATATGGACGAAATAGAAGGAATAAAAATATCCCAGTTACCAGAGGGAACGTTAGGAACAGGAGGATACTTTGTTATAGCAAGAGCAGGAAGTAATTATAAAGTTTCTGAAGCTGTAATAGTAAATTTTATTTCCAATACTACTACTTCTTTAAGCTCTTTAAACATTAGAACAGGAGATTTAGAAACTCGTTGTACTACTATAGAAGGCGATATTACTACTTTACAAGGATTATTAGCACAATTAGAAATTGATGTTGATGATACTTATTTAAAATTATCAGGAGGAACAGTTACAGGAAGAATTAAATGTAATTTAACTCCAGAAGCAAATGAAGATTTAGTTAATAAACAATATGTAGATTTTTTAATTACTCAAAATGGATTAATAGAAACTACAGACCAAGTGCCGGAAGGTATAAACAATTTGTATTTCACATACGATAGAGTTATGGAAATTTTCCAAACTCTTACTACAGATAATATTCCAGAAGGAGCAATTAACAAATATATGAATACCGCAACAATAGTTGAATATGTATTACCTATATTAAGACCTATATTAAGTGCTGCATACTTACCTCTTACTGGAGGTACAGTAACTGGACAAGTGAATGAACAAGACCCCAATTGGACAACTGGGGGTAATACTTCACAAAAAGAAATAAGAGATGCCAACGGAAAAGTTATTTATAAAATGACTCAATATGGACAACATTATTTCTACGGTAAAGGTGCTGCAGCAGTAATGAAATTCTATCAAAAGTATGATACTATAAATGAACTTGTATTTTGTGAATTTAATACTACTGAAGGAAATGGATGGTTGGAATTATCTAATGTATCAGGTACAGTTAAAGTAAGACTAGATTCTAATGGAGTTAGTTCTCTTCAAGAATTGACACTTAACAATAACAAGCTAACCGATGTAAAAGAAATTCATTTAACCAATGGTATAACCTTTACCGACGAGCAAAAAGAAGCAATGCCGATAGGTACACTTTTTTTCGATGCTGATACACGTTCATTAACACAAAAAACAGGAACAGATACTTTTCAAACAATAGATTCAGAGATTTCGCCAACGTGTAAGAATGGAGACACATTTACACATTTGAACGGACAGCCTGTATTTGTTTCGAGTGGAACTGGTAAAAAACCAGTTGTTAAACTTGCAAGTGCAAGCTCAGAAAATCAAAGTTATACTATTGGTTTGGCAACAGAAGATGTTTTGCATACCGGGAATGCTTTAGGTAAATACACTGTTTTCGGTACTGTAAATACCGTTCCATACGCTAATATAATTAAAACAGGTGAAAGTGCTGCACTATGGGTCGAGGGTGCTAATTTGTATCTATGTAGTGAACTTGGCAAATTATCAACTATAAAAGAAACGGCATTATTGCATAGTAACTACGTTGGAACGATTACAGATATAAGCGGGTCAAATGTTACCATTTTTGTACGTCCTGAGAATGGTTACGAATTGAACGAGTTACATGATGTAAATACGTCACTTGAGGTAACAACTCCCGTAGATGCCGATTTTACAATTATAAAAGAAAATTCTACAGGAATATTCAAGAAATTAACTTGGGCTAATATTAAGGCAACACTAAACAATATTTATCGTTCCATAACTGAACAAGGCGATGCACATGGATTTGTATATCCAACTACTTCAAGTTTTAAAGCATTTGGTATTGATGGAACGAGAGTAGTTACTTTACAAAGTGGAGCAGGTTATAAAATAAAAATTAACGGTACAACTTATACTATTACTACGGATAAAACGGCTACAATTAGCAATAATGTAGGTCAGCATTTTATTTGGTTTTATATAAGTGGTGGTGTGCCTACTTTAGCCACAAGTCAAACGCCTTGGGATATATTAGATTTAACTGTTATTCCTGTTGCTATTGTATCATTTAATGGTACAAATGGACGTATAGGAGACGAAAGACACCGTAGCAGACGAAATTTAGTTTGGCATGACTTAGAACACAGTACAGTAGGTGCGAGATATAGAAACGGTTTTACAACTGCTTCATTTTTAACAGCTAATACTTTTAGCATTTCGGGTGGTTCAATTAACGATGAGGATATAATACATACAGCAACAGGAAGTCAAACAACGTGTCAAATATTATATAGAGCTTCGGGTGGAGCAACAATGACGTGGAATGCACAAGGAACGGCATACGCCAAACTAAACGGAAGCAACCAACCATACTACGATAATAACGGAACATTAACAGCAGTATCAAATAATAACTACGGAATTTATTGGATATACATGACAAATTGCATAACAGCAGGAAGTCAAATTGTATCTGTTATGGGTCAAGGCGATTATTCAAACATCGCAAATGCACAAGCTGCTCCACAACCGACACTATCAGGAATGTCTGTGGCTGAATGGAAAGGATTATATAGGGTGATAGTTCGAAGGACAGCAGTAACTTCGTTTGCATTTATTCAAGCAGACCCGATTTATAACCTATCTACAGGACCAGCCATTTTAGCATCAGCACCATCTACTATAACAGCAGGCAATGTATCTACTGTTTCAAAATCAATATTGACAGGAACAAATGTAGAGACAGAATTACAGCAAGTAAATGATGCACTTGAAAATACATTAAATAAAACAAACAATCTTTCAGATGTCACAAACAGACAAACGGCGGTTAATAACTTATTCGATGCTACATCACTTGCAACGGGTCAAACGTTGATTAAGGATGAGTATGGTAATATGGTTGCAGGTAATGCAGGAGGAGCAAGTCAAGATTCTATAGAGTTCCCTGTACCAACATCTTACACTTACACAGGAGACTATATCACTAAAGTAGTAGAAACAATAGAGGGCGGAACGATTGAGAAAAGATTACGATATTATATCTCAGCTTCTCCAATTGTTGATGGAAGTCCTGATATCATGGAGTACAAAAACTCAGTTACCAATTTTTGGTCGAGAGCAACTTATAATTATACAGCAGGTAAATTGACCTCAATAACAACCGAAACAATAATAGCTTGGACAATATGATTATAGATTTAAACGGATATAAGTATGATACTGATTTATCATTTGAAGAGCAAAGTCAGGACGTTATTGATTACTGCAATAAATGTGTTGAAACCATATCACCGACATTCAATTACGATGACTACAACAGACCTTTTGAGATTTGTTATAAAATCGGAAGTAATGAGATAGTAATAGCACAAAAATTCAAATCTCAGTCAGTCAGTTGTGATTTAGATACTATTGAAAAGTCGGTTAGAGGTATTGAGATATGGCATCGAAAAGACATGACTATACAGGTAATAATGTCAATTGAAAGTCAAGTAGCAATATTGACAGCATATCCTGAATTTGTTTTATACACAGTACAAGGTAATATGTCAACATTTACGGAGGGGGAAAATATTTACCTCTACGATAATACTTTAGCTACTGAATACAGAGAAATGATTCAATATTTCGGTGGAATTATTAACGATAAAAATATTTAAGACATGGCAAATTGGAATATAAAAGAAATAACAGGAAGACAATACGTTTATTGTTCAAAAAATGCAGTTAGTGACGTAGCAGCATCGAATTTTTTCGGGAAAGCAGCATCGTGGGTAAGTGGTGGAAGTTATGCCATAGGTGACAGAGTAACATCATCAAGTATTCAATATCGCAATAAAACAGGTGTTAATACAACAACAGCACCAGCATCAGATACTACTAACTGGGAATTTGACTTTGAGAATTATCAAACCTACTCGACAAGTAGAAGCTATTTAGTTGGTCATAAAACTAATTATAATAACGAGCATTATATTTGCACTACTAATACGACAGGTACTTTTAATCCAGCTCATTGGAATAATGTAATAATAAGTAATAGAGATGTACCTTTCCAATTAATGAATACAGCTAATAACCTATGTATTTCAGATGCTCGTTTCGTGTCTTATGAGGAACTCGATTATGCAAATAATATAGCTATTCATAAAAGCCATATTTTGGCAAGCAATGGTATTTGGAATGAAACATTAACAAATCCAACAAAAATAATCGAGATTGTAGGTCAAAGTAAGTTCAAAACAAGGTTCGAGTATCCTACTAATTACGTTTTTTCTAATTTTAGATTTAAGAATATTAATTTTTCGATATCAATTGGAAATTCAACTAATAACGTCAATCTTGGTGCAGAGAACTGTGTTTTCTTTGAGATAAATACAGGTTCTGTTATTTCGTTATTTTATTTTTATAAAAATTGTATAAGGTCATTAAATTTTGGAGGGGGGATAGGTTTAAAATTTATTCATTTTGTTAATAATACAGTATTAAGTATTAATCAAGGGACGGCAAACCCACAATGGACAAATACCTCAGTTTTTAAAAACAACTACATCAAGGGGGTATTCCGTTTCGGCGTTCCGACTAATAGTGATGGCGTAAATATCGTTCCAGCAGGTAATATCGACTATAATAGCTTCGAGGGTAACTGTAATGTAAACGGTGTTTCACAAACATCACTCTCAATGCTTCAAGCAACCTTACCTAACCAAAACATACATTCAAGATATGACAGCGGGGTGACATTTAATACAGATTACACACTTCCAAGTGGTTCCGTACTGTTAGGTACTGGCTCAAACGGAAATAATATAGGTGCTGAGGGTAGAGGTTACGTTGATACTACATCTACAATTTTTACAACAGCAAACGGTGCTATATTTAAAAATCTTAAAATAACAGGAACCTATGTAGAACGTGACCAAATAAGCAAGCAGGCACAGGCTAATAGCGGTGGTAATATGATTCTAAATTCAAGTGCTTCGAGTACTAATGAAGAGTACACAGGATTTAGAATTTATATAAGTAGTGGTACTGGAGTAGGACAGACACGTACTATCGCATCTTACAACGGCTCAACCAAAGCTATAACAGTGACAGAAGCATGGACTACGTTACCAGATGCAACATCTATTTATGAGATTTTAGATGGTGATTTAACAAGTGGAATTGGCGACTTAGGAAGTGTTCAGACAGTCAGAAAAATGCTATTAAGTAATAATCCTGTATATAAAGCAGACCAAACAACCATAGACCAAGCTGTATCAATTACAGACCCAAGATTGGACAAACCATCGGGAATGACTTACGACTTAAAGATAAGCAATTCAAGTGATTTAGGAGGTGCATCGTTTGTTAGATTCGCACAAGACGAGGAATTTAAAATAGATTCAAATAATAAAGGTTGCGGTTCTGAAGATTATAATCCAGCAAATGTAGTTTCAAATACACTCACATTTAGATATTATCAAGTTAAACTAATATTTAGAAAATAATGGCAAACGAAACATTAACAGGGAGTACAACGGTCATAGACCTTGACATCCCGCAAACATTACAGGAGACTTTAATAAGAACATCGAACGTAATTGATAAGGAAATATCGCAAACAATACAGGAAACGTTAATCCAAACATCGAATGTCATTGAGAAAGATATACCACAAACAATACAGGAGACTTCAATAGGTATTACGAGTGTTATCGGACAAGTTGGAGAGAAAGTAAACACAGGACTTGTTAATACAGGACTTGTGATTGGTAAATCATTAGGAAAGGTGTTTAGTAATTTTGGAATGATTAAAATTATAATTCCTAATAGTCAGGTAGTAATATGATAAGAGTTTATTAAATAGATTAGGATTATAGATATGGAACACGAAACAGAACTTACAGAATTTTTAGTAGCTCAATTCGCAACATTTAGAGCTGAATATCGTGACGATAATAAAAGAATACACGATAGAATCGACAGTGTAATTAATGAATTGCAGCAAGTAAAAAAAGAACTTACTGAAGTAAAAGTACAAACTACCAAAACAAACGGTAGAGTTAATGGATTAGAAGTTCATACAAAAGAATGTCCTGTTGTTAATGTAATTAAAGATTTAGATCAAGTTAAAAAAGATATAGTAGCTATTCAAGCTTCTGAGAAAGTTAAATTATCTGAGGAATACAAATCAGGCAAATGGTTAAAACAGGCTGCTGTTGTTGCTGGTTATATAGTTGGCATAGCTGCATTATTTAGCGGATTAATTTATATAAAAGATATATTATGAAAAATAACTTTTTTTTAAAATTAATAACTTCAAATAGTGGATTATCCTCAAAAAGATTCATTGGAGGATTCATACTTATAGTTATGACAATAGCTTGTTTGATATGCATAGGTACACAATATGAAATACAACCAAATATTTTAGCTTTAGCTATTACATTAGTTACTACCGGTGGGGCTTTATTAGGTTTAGGAGTTTTTGATAATAAAAATAGTAATAATCAATTAAAATCTGAATAGTATGGAAAGTTTAAAAAATATAATTTTATTGGCTTTAGTAGTATTGTTAATGATAACTGGATTATTTGGATATACCGCTTATAATCTTTATAAAACAGAAAAATTAGAAAAAGAACGTCAAGAACAAAATGTTTTAGCTTTACAAACAGAGACTGATACATTGCGAACAAAATACAAAGAATTTGTTTCTACTAATTTAAGTTTAAAACAAACCATTAAAGAAATTAAAAATTCTGAAAATAGATATCTTATTGACCAAATAAAAAATATGAAAATTGAAGTTAAAAATGTTAATTCTATTTCAGAACAGAGTATGCAAGTATCTCATAAAGATAGTATAAAATTAACTCCTATTGTATATAGAGATACTAATACTAATACTTTTAAAGAAATTAAAACTGCAAATTATAAAGATAAATGGTTTAATAATCAATATACTTATTATCCTGATGGTACTTTAGTAAGTAACTATAATTATTCTGACAGTGCTTTATTAATTATTCATAATTACAAGATAGGAAAATTCAAATTTATGAATATCTTTGTTAAACGTAAAATTGGACAAAAGGCTTCTATAAAATTAGGATGCCCATACTCTAAAATTTTTGTTAAACAAATTGAAATTTATAAAAAATGAAACTATTAATAGTAGATGAAGATGTAAATTCTGTAATCTTATTAAAAAGACTAATCAGAAGTATTCGTCCTGATTGTATGATTTCTACAGCTACTGATGGATATTCTGCTTATATAAGTTTTTTAAAAGCTATCGAATCTTCTTTCGATATAGTAATAACAGAACAATATTTAGCAGAACTCCATGGAGATGAATTAGCTAGAAAAATAAAAATATTAAATCCTGAAGTAAAAGTAATTTGTTTATCTTCTGATACTGTATATAATAAAGAATTTGATATCATATTAACAAAACCAATAACTAGACGTATAATTTTAGAAACAATTATAAAACTTTACAAATGAAAAAAACATTAGTTTTAGACAGAAATGAAAATAGCGAATTTTCTGATTTTGGTACCACAGGTGGATTTTTTGAAAACAATGCAAAAATTTGTGATACTTTAGAACTTCATGAGGAACAAAATAAAAAACGAAAATCGCATATACCTGTAGGTGAATATGAATGTGTTTTAATAAATTCTCCTAAATATGGAGAAGTTTATGAAATACAAAATGTTCCTAATCGTGGTAATATCTTAATTCATTGGGCTAATTTTGCAGGCGATACAGATAAAGGATTAGAAACAGATTTATTAGGTTGTGTAGCTGTAGGAAATGGATATGGAGAAATTAAAAATAAAAAAGGAAATTTTCAATTTGCAATATTAAAAAGTAAGGCTACTTTTAAAATATTTATGAACTATATGAAAGGGGAAAATTTTAAATTAATAGTTAAAGATTAAAATTATGGCAAGCTTAAATCATTTTATTTATGATATAAAAAATATAGCTTCAGGAGGAATTACTTCTGATGATTTTTCTATTGCAGACGAACAAATAAAATTTTGGTTTAATTCTTACAGAGCTTTATTAATAAGACAGGAATTATCAGAAAGAACTACAGTTTCAAATTCTTATATTCAACATATTATAATGGAATTTGAAAAAGTGGATATTGTTGAATTTTGTGGTACAACCACATCTGATTGTTATGTGTTGAAATCTAAACAAAAAGTACCTAAAACAATTAGAAGGAATGATTCAAATACCATACTTGCAGTACAATCTTTAGATGAAAAAATAAGTTTTAGTGAAACTAATTTCGCTAAAAAACTATTTGATAAATACAATAAATACACTCCAAATTTAGTACGTTGGTATATTAAAGATGACTATATATATTTAACTAATAATACTAAAATAAAATGGTTAAAAATATCTTTAATACTGGAAGACCCTCAAGATGCAAAAGATTTTCAATGTGCAGGAGGAATAAATTGTTATCCTAATGATGATGTTGAATATCCTATATCTTTAGATTTAGCTAGCAAAATTACTGACATGATAATCAAATTAAGATTACAACCTATGGGATTAGCTATTAAGAAAGATGAAACAAATGATGGAACTAATATGAATAATACTCAAATGAGATAATATGGAAAATACATCAGAAAAACCAAAAAGAAGAAAAGAAAAACAATCTTATACTGAAGTAGATTTTTATAGTCATTATTTAGACAAAATTAAACATAATAAAAACAGTAAATATTATTTATCTAAAGTAGAATTTGCAAATATTTGTAAAGATTTCAATCAATTAATATCTGAAAAAATACTGAGAGAAGGATATATATTTAAACTTCCTTTTTATTTAGGGAGAATATATATTAAAAAAGTGGCTATGCCGGTCAAAAAAGAAAAACTTCATTTAGATTATAAAAAAACTAAAGAATTAAATAAACCGATATATCACATGAATACTCACAGTAGAGATAATTTTTATAGATGGCAATGGCAAAAAGCAGACAGATTAAATACACATATGCGAAAATTATATAAATTTGTACCTACTCGTAAAAATAAAAGAACTCTAGCTAAAATAATTTTGAACAGAGAGTTTGACTATATTGGGTAATTGTATATATTTGTTAATTAATATTTATCATAATGGTTTATGACTTAATTTCAATAAAATACGCAATCGAAACTGTTTATAGAGATTATAAACATAAAGAAGATTTAGATATTTGGGATTGTGTAGAATGGGGAGGAGAAGCTCTCAATCTTATGGGAGTGTCTATGCAATATGTAGATTGTATAAAAACTTTAGAAGTTGAAAATTACAGAGTTTGTTTACCTAAAAATTTTCATGCTTTAAATCAAATTACATATAAAAGTGTAAGACTACCTTTATTAGGAGGAACAATAGGATTAATAAATACAGGACAATTTGAAACTGAGGCTACTGGTAAAATTGTAAATCTTTTACAAGATTCTCCTTTACATACAACTACAAGTAAATTAAATGACGGATATTATATAAACGATGGATTTATAATAACTTCTTTTGAAACAGGAGAAATAGTTATGTCTTATAAAGCTATTCCTTTAGATGACGAAGGATTTCCTAAAATACCAAATCTTGAATCTTATAAAAAAGCAATTTCAGCATATATCCAATTAATGTTAGACAGACAAGATTGGAGAGCAGGAAAACTTGCAGACAAAGTCTATGTTGATTCTCAAATGACTTGGAAAAAATATTGTAATATGGCTAAAGCAGAAGCTAAATTCCCTGACTTAGATACTATGGAAAATATAAGAAAACATTGGGTAGCTTTACGTCCGGGTACAAATAGAGCAGAAACTTTTTATAATTAATATATGAGTACTTTAGAACATATAAATACCTTTACAGGAGGCATGAATAAAGATTTATCTGAAAATTTAGTTCCGGATAATACCTTTATAGATGGTCGTAACATAAGAATAAATTCTAAAGAAACTAATGGATTATTGGGAGGAATTAGTAATATAAAATCTCCAGCATTAAGTTGTGCTATTCCTACTGTTCCTAATTTATATAAAGGTAATTTAGATTTATATAATGTAATAGCTCCAACAGAAACCTATAGTGTAAATTTGAAATATAAACTTAAAAATGATGCCAGAATTAGAACGGTTCTAATAACAGGAGGAGGAGGACATGACGGACTAATATTACAATTAAACAACCTTCATTTAACTACAACAAATTCTGATTACATAGAAGATGGTATGCGATTTTATTCCACATCGAATGTAACATATAAAGCAATTTCTTTAAACAGGAATATCGATGATTACTGGTTTGAAGATTCTGCATCGGGAGCAATTTTAGCCAATAATGCCGAAGAGTACTTACCTGCACAAACACAATCTATTGTTATAGGACAAATTGATGTAAAAAATGAAACTTATTTGTTTACTTGTAATAAATATGCATATAATACTCCCAGTAACGGGCAAATATGGAAATTAACAAATAATAAAGAAGTAAAAAATGGAGATAAGTATACTATTGAATTATTATATCTTGAAGCTTTAAATTTTTATTTAACAAAACCTATAACAGGTGTGGGTATCTATGAGAATGAAGTTACTACGAGATTATATTTTACAGATGGTATAAATCCGGTAAGAACTTTTACTATAGGGAATATTGACAATTTTGGCATACTTCCGGGATTATTAGAATTACAACCTTCGGTAAATACAGGCAATATAAAACTTCTAAGAGAAGTTTCAGGTGGAAGCAATGGAACTGGAGTTTATCAATATAGTTACAGATTAATAAAAGATAACGTTAAAACAAAATTAGCAATACCTACAAAACCATATTTTTTGTTGTCAGCTTCTTCTGACAGTGGGGTAAATTGGAAATATAAAGATGCGACGGAATTATCAGGTGTAGCATCTGGTGTAGCCAGTGGTAAATCTATGCAAATAGAACTATCAGGATTAGATACTAGTTACAATCAAGTGGAATTGATATGCATGTATAGAGCTAATAAATTATCTACTCCTTATGCGTTTATAGTAGAAACACAACAAATAAATGCAAATGGCATTAATGTGATAGAGCATTCTGGAAATGAAACTTCTATACCGTTATCATCAGAAGAATTAACTCTATTTGGAGCTTCTTTTAGTCATGCTAAAGTATTAGAAACTAAAGATAATATTTTATTTGCCGCAAATATAAGTACTGCAACTTACTCTAATTTAGAGTTTAATGCGAGAGCTTATAGATTTAATTCTTCGGGAAATACATATCCTTCTATAAATAGTAAAATACAAGGAGGAATAACACACGGAGACGTCAATTGGGGAATCAATGTATCAGATGGTTCTGCTACACAAACAGAATTAGATGCAATAAATCCAAATCAGTCCATATATAAATATCAAAGAAATGGAATAACTGAAGGTGGAGAAGGTCCCAATGTTAGTTATGAGTTTGTAGAATTAGCTGGAGTTAGTGGGATGAATAAATTATTCGAAATAGCATATGGAGATACAATAACAAACAATGTGGGTGTGGATTATTTCGATACTCCAGTAAGAGATAATGAACAATATTTTACAGCTGGAACTTTAATTAATGATAAGCCAGATTTAACAAATAATCAAATTGCAAACTTTAAATCTCCTTATTGTACAAGTGTTTTTAAAGGTTATATGCCGGGAGAAACTTATAGATTTGGATTAGTATTGTTTGATAAAACTAATGCTCCTTCATTTGTCCATTGGATTGGAGATATAAAAATACCGGAAAGAAAACCAGCAACATTTGGAGGAAAGTATGCCGATGGAACTATTTCAGGAAAATACTTCATGGATTTAACAAACATTGGAATTAGATTTACTGTAAATGTTTCTACCATTGCCGATTTAATTACTGGTTACAGTATAGTAAGAGTTAAAAGAGAAGAATCAGATAAAACTGTACTTGGAAATGGAATGTTATTTCCAATGGCGGAATTTGACTACTCTTCCAAAACTAAAGGACTGGTAACAAATCAAGACGAGTTGCCTAAAGCTTATCAGTTATATAATGAAGGATACGGAAAATTAATTTCGAGTGCAAGTAATCCAGCATATGAGGGACATTATAATGTCCATATAAATGAAGGAAATCCTCAATTTTGTGGACGTACAGCATTTGCCGCCAATCCTATTGCTTCCACCCAAGTAGTTTCTTTCGATTCTCCGGAAATACAATTAGGGAATGTTACTCCTTTGCCGAATGATTATATTTATCCATTATATACTATAAATTCTAATTATTTCGGAAAACATGGTAATTGGAATAGAAGATGGTTTGATTTTCTTGAAATAGATGGTGCAGATGCTACTGATGGATATACTAGTTTTGCTTTACCTTTAGAGATAAAAGAAAAAGGAGAAGGCATACAATTCAATGGAAATTCTTCACAAATACCTTTAAAAATAATTTCCGGAAAAGTATTTAACAATGGGGAATATGCGGTATTAAATGGTAAACCAATACTTAATGCTACGGGAATGTATGGAGCTTTAGGTATAGGTACTGAATCAGATGAACAAAATTTGTTATATGGTCATAGATCTTTCGGAACAAAAACCTTGGTTTGTGTGTTAAATTCGTCTATAAATTTTAGAGACTTAATTGTAACCAAATTAGTTACAAACGATGAGGCAGCAGAAAGATTTACCAGATTGCCATTAATTTATGCTTCATACAGAAGAGATGTGATAGACCAATATGGAGGCAATACTCAAGAAGCAAGAAGTAAAAATTATTTTATTCCATGTAATTATATTTCCGTATCTAATACTGAAACTTCAAGAACATTTGATGTATATGGTGGAGATTGCCAAACTGTAGTTTATGGAAATACTAAACTGGAAAAAAATAGAGGATTCGCAAGTAACCATTTACCTACTCCTTTATATCAAGGTGATCCATCTCCAGGAGTAAAGTATAGTGTAAACGCATCTACTTCTACAATTTTTATATTTCCTGTACAAACGTCCATATCTGCTCAATATAGATATGGTTATCATGCTTTAAATAAATATTATCCCACTTTAAATGGAAAATATCCATCTGCGGATATTTTTCCTGCATTATTTACAGGGGATGAATACAAATATTATGATTTGTATGAAATTGAAAATGATATATTTACATTTTTCCCAAAACCTACAAATTCTCAATTCAATCTTGTAAATAGTTTTGAATCAAGAATTTATGCTTCAGATGTTAAAATAAATGGAGAATTATTTGATTCTTGGCGAGTATTTAAACCTACAAACTATATAGATTTAGAGCAAAATAAAGGACCTATTAATGGATTAACGAATTATGGAAATCATTTGATAGCTTTTCAACAAGATGCAGTAAACGCAGTAGTTGTAAATCCTGTTTCTCTTACCACTGATAATTTAGGTAATCAAGTAATATTAGGTGCAGGAGCGAAAGTATTAAATAATTTCAGAATAATAGAACATAATAAAGGAATACAAAATAAACTCAATACAGTAATAGGAGAAAAAGGAATTTACTTTTTCGACAATATTAGAAAAAGACTATATGTATTAACAGGACAACAAACATTAGATATTCCTGAAGTAAAAGGAATGAATTCTTATTTTAACAATTTAAATAATTCTGATATATCAAAATTTGATTTATTTTTAAATAAAAATTTTATGGTATATGATTATGACTATAAAGAAGTTCTAATTCAAAATACCTTATATACTGAAACTTATGTTGGAACAGAAGAAATGAAAGATTTTCCACAACAAAATACAAAAATAATTATTAGTGATTTTGTTACTGCCGGAAATTATTATAAAATAATTGATTCTGAAAATAATCAAAATATAATACAACTGACATTATTAAGCGGCAATAGATATGTTCCTACAACTCCTATAACTTTAAGTACTGGACTTGTTAGAATTTTTGAAATGAATAATCCAATAATAGATACATTAAGTTTTAATGAATCTTTAGGAGTATTTAATGGAATTTATAATCATACTCCTGATTATTATTTTACAAATAAAATTCAAACTTCTTTAACAATAGGAAATAGATTATATACTTTAAATGAAGGAAATTATGGAGATGTTTTATATACTCCTAGTTTAACTTTAGTAACTAATTTAAATCCAAATATGACTAAAACATTTAATAATTTACATTTTGATTATAGAGTATTTGATTCTAATAATCTTTTGCAAAAAGGATTTAATTTAGGAAAACTCAGAGTGAGAAATGATTTTCAAAATACTGACTATTACGAACCTAATACTAATGGAATATATTCTTTAGCTAGAAATGTAGAAGGAGAATGGAGAACTCAAATACCAAGAGATAGAGTTGTAGATAGTACTATTGATATTTTTGAACCTGCTAATTTACAAACAATTAGATTTGCTCAACGTATAAGAGGTAAATTTGCTAAAGTGGATATTATATTCGATAAACTTTTATATTCTCAAAGAATGTTTTTAGGTTATATAAAAAGTGTTCTTGGAGTATCTGAAAGATAAAATAATTATTATATTTGTAAGATTTTAATTCTCAGCTTATGCCTAAAAATAGAGGAAAATATTATAAATCATCAGCAATGACTACTTTCCGAAGTGGAGGTAGAGCCGGAGGATTTTGGGACAAACTTACTGAAGGTACCGGGGAGGTACTTGGAGCAGTATTAGATCCAGTTGGATTAGGCGACGAAGTACGTCATAGTTTTGGGACTATGGTTGGAGCAGATCAAACGTCAGGGGCTTTATCTGATATTTCATCTTTTGTGGGAGGTATGGGGCAAGGAATAACAGGAACTGCTGCAAATATGGTAGGAGCTGGAGGATTATACAATAAAGCAATAAAACCAAACACCGTGACTGCCCAAACAGCTAACGGGGAAACATTTAGAAACGCAGGACAAATAACCGGAAAAGTAGGAGGAGCTGTTGGTGGTGCTGCAATAGGAGCAGGATTAGCTGGAGCAGCAACCGGTGGACTATCTGCAACTCAAGGGGCTTTACTTGGATTACAAGCTACTCAATCAACTAATCCTTTACAGACAGCAGCAACTTTAATTCCTTCTATGATACCTCAACAA